CCGGCCCCACGTATTCAGGGCACATGATTTCATCGATGCCGGGCGGCAAATGGTTCCATGGCGTCACGCCATCCCAGCGGCAGGTGTTCCAGACCCAGCCATCGGAGACGCGAACGAGCGCGAATTTAAAGCCCGTCACCATGAGATGATGATCCCGTATCCATTGCCGCCATTGCCGCCCTTGCCGCCGAGACCGGGGTTCATGCCGCACCCGCCGCCGCCACCACCGCCGCCGCCCTTGCCGCCGTTGCCGCCATTCGCGCCCGCAGTAGATGCCGTGACAGTTGTGCCGCCTCCGCCACCGCCTGTGCCGCCTACGATGCCGTCAGTGTCAACGCCGTTTGCCCCTGCCGTGGGCGATGCGCCCGAAGTGCCTGCCGCGCCACCAAGCCCGCCCGCCGTAGCGCCAACGCTGTTGCCGGTGCCGCCGCCTGCCGATGCGTTTACAATATTCGGGACGTTGCTGTGACACCCGCCAGAGCCGCCACCGCCGCCACCCCACCGAGCATTGCCACCCACCACCATCACAGGCACGGTTGCGTTGCTGGACCCGCCACCGCTTCCGCCGCCCTCCCACATAGGGCCAGTTACAAGCGTGCTGCTGGCGCTTGCTGGCTGCCCCGCTGCTCCCGGACTGGATGTGTTTCCCTGATTGTTGCCATGAGTGCCAGCCCCGGTGCCGCCTGCGGTCGCAGTGGCAGTGATCTGACCGCCAGCCCCCGCAGCCCCGCCATAGCCAAACAGCAGCGTGTAGGTCGCGGCACGAACATACGAAAATCCTCCGGCACCAGCAGTCGTGCCCGCTGCACCAGCTAACCCGCCGGGGCCGCCACCGCCGCCTAAGCCAATAGCCACAGTCAATTTGTCGGGCAGGTCATCAGTCAGAAAGAGTTGACTGGCGCACACGCCCCCGCCACCGCCCGAGCCGCCCTTAGCGACAGTGGCAGTTGCGAGCGAAGCCCCGCCGCCTCCGCCACCGCCTGCGCCCCACAGCCGGATCAGGGTCAGGCCGGTGCGCTGGCCGGTGGGCTTGTTCCAAGTCCCGCCCGGAAAATCGAAAGTCTGGATGTCAGCCGAAGGGAACGGCGATGCTACTCGCCAGCCGCATTTCTCGTCGAAGGTCACGCCGGTCTGCGCTGGCACAGACCCCGCCCACAGATCGACAACAGTCGTGCCGTCAGTGTGCCTGATAACGATGTCCTGCGCCGCCGTGGCGTGGTCATTGAACAGGCTCAGAAACTTGATCTTGCGCGTGGTTGACGCGCCCGGTGAAGCCACAACATCGGTCGTGGTCGCCGCCGCAATGCTGGTGTCTGTGCGGCCCGGCGTGACAGTCGTGCCAGACAGGTCCATGACGGTCGCGTGAACATGCACGGCGTTCGCGCTAGACGTGACGACCTGCAATTTGTCAGAGGTGGATGCCAGATAGATCATGGCGTCACCACGAGATTACGATGCAGTAACCGTCACCGCCAGCACCGCCCGCGCCGCCAAGGCCCGGATTGCTGCCACGGCCACCACCGCCGCCTCCCCCGCCGCCCTGTCCGCCTGCACCGCCCGCCGCGCCATTGGTAGAAGCCTGCACGGTTGAACCGCCACCACCGCCGCCCGCGCCGCCATTGGTGCCGTTGGTTGGTCCGCCCGCATCACCGGGTGTAGGCGGTGAACCAGAAACGCCCGCCGCTCCGCCACCGCCGACACTAGAGCTAAAGCCACCGCCCGTAGTCGGGCTGTTTGTAGCAGGAACCGCAGAGGTTCCGCCGCCAGACCCGCCACCGCCGCCACCAAACAGCGACCCGCCGCCAGAAGTAGCGGCGGCAGCATTGGTAGAACCACCACCACCACCCCCGCCCAGATGGCCGTAGTAACTGTTGCCGGAACCAATCGCGCCTGTGACGCCCTGAACGTCGAACCCCGGCCCCGCCGTCGTTGGCTGTCCGCCTGCACCGCCAACTGCGGCGCTTGCCGATGCGCCTGCGGAGTGACCGCCGCCGCCTCCGCCCCCGCCAGTCGCAAGCGCTGAGTTTTGCCCGCCCCTGCCACCGCCGCCACCATAGCCGGTCAGCAGCGCGCCGAAGGTTGTGTTGCCCCCAACGCCGCCGTCACCACCGGAGCCGCCTGCCGTTGCGCCAGTGCCTGCCGCACCGCCTGCGCCAATCGTGACGCTTTCAGTATCGCCGAGATCGCTCGCGCGGAATATGCGTTCGACAAAGCAGCCCCCACCGCCCCCGCCGCCGCCCTTGGTAACGGTCGCAGTCGCCAGAGACGAGCCGCCGCCTCCGCCACCGCCCGCACCCCAGACGCGAGCCAGCACGACGCCGGGGTTGAAGCTGGTCGGCTTGTTCCATGTGCCACTGGCGCCAAAGACCTGAATATTCGTGGGCCGCGAGTTGCCGATGACAGTCCAGCCTTCGCCCTCCACATAGACGATGCCAGCCTGAGCGGGCAGCGACAGAGAGTAGATGTCAACCGTGGTCGTTCCATCGGTGTGCTGGATCGTGACCCTGTTCGCATTCGTCGTGCTGTCATTCCAGATATTCACAAGCTGCACAGCGCGCGACGTTGAAGCGGCAGGGCTTGCCACAATGTCAGTCGTGGTCGCGGTCGAGATGGCCGTATTGAGCCTTCCCACCGTGACCGCCCCCGCAGCCAGATCAGCGTAGGCAGCGTGGACGCGGATGTCCCCCGCCTGCGCTGTGACCAGCCTGAGCTTGTCGGATGTGGAATTAAGCAGGATCATCAATCGCAGTCCACATCAAGCACGCCGATGGCGAAAGTCTGCGTCGCGTTCGAGGACGTTGTAACGCTGATCGAGGCAGTCAACGCGCCCTTGAAGAGCAGGTTGCCAGCGCCAGACGATGACGTGCCGATGCCGAAATGAGTGATGGTTGCCGAGCCAGCCGTGCAAGGGCCGAACACAACCGCCGCCGCGTTGGATGCGTTGTTGCCAGACACCGTCCAGCCGGAACCGGAACGGACAACAGCCTGCCGAGCGTATCCGGTGTAGGAAACCTCGGAGGTGTTCTGTGCGCCGGCTTCTCCAGGATCTGCCGTGTGCAGTGACACATGCAGCGAACCTGCCGTGGTTGAGCCACGCAGGCCGGTTGCATCGCCGATATTGGCGATGTCGGCATTCTGGAAGATGTGCTGAAGGATGCTGGTTTCAAAGGCATTTGAGGCTGACACGTTGGTCTCCTATGGTTAGTCGAGGGTTGCCGAGGTAACAGCGATGGGCGCGACGGCATTACGAGCGTTCTCGGCAGCAATTTCTTTTTCGACCGATTGCACATGCGAGATGCTGCCGGCAACGACACCATCCCACCAGACGGTCAGGACTTCCTCAATCGTAGGCTGGCGAGGCTGCCCATCGGCATCCAGCCACTTGTCGGCGTAGGAACGGGCGTAAGCCGCAATCAGGCGACCGCTATCAATCTCGCTCACGTCCTTGACGATCCGCACGCCGCGACCTTGCGCGATTTTACCGACCGTCTTGCCCTCGACTGACAACGTGATCTTGCCCATTAGCCGACCTTCCAGTTGGTGCCGTCCGAAAACACGGGGATAACGGTTGATGACCCGCCCGTGACAGTCGATCCGAATGTTGGTGAACTGGCGTCGCTAACAACCATGCGAGCGCCTGCGCCTGCCGTTGACGCAGACGGGAGGTTCGCAACAGTCACCGTTCCGTGTTGCACCATGACAGGGCGGACATTGCCGGTGCCGTTGGCCTTGCCGCCAATTTCGTAACGTGTGCCGGTTGCCTGTAGAGACAACCATGCACCGTTGCTGCTGTCCGTGAAGGTTTCGTAGAGGCGGAAGGTCTGCGCGTTCGCATCGTTGCGTTGGGCAAGGGTGCCGGCTGCATCGCTCGTAAGCGCGACGTTATTGCCCCACCACAATCTGCTGCTGGCACCAAGGTAAAACCATTGACCGCTTGTAAATCTAGCGTCTTGGTTAAATACAGCGCCGAACTTGTCCACGTAAAAGAGGGGAGAACCGTTTTTGTCAGCGCTAAAAATAAGAGAATCACCGTTGCTGGCCGTATCCGTTACGTTTACCCTCAACGCTGTTGGCGTTCCCGTCGTGTTCCAAGTCTGAGTAAGCTCAAGCCTCGACGTGGCTGAACTGCCTGTCAGCGTTGACGGACCCAGCACAAGGTCATTGGATGCGTTTAACGTCGCACCCGACATGCTCAGTCCAGTGCCAAGCGTAATCGCAGCCACGTCGCCCGTCGCGCCACGTCCTAGCAATTGGCTGGCCGACAACGCCACGTCAGACACCGCGCCACCAGTCGCCGCAGCACGGGCGACAACGCTATTCGCAGCCGCCGTCAGCGTGTGTTCGGCATTCCAGTGAGACGGCAGGACATGGCCAGCCGTTACCGATGCCGGGTCGTCTGATATTGCGCTGTTAAAACCATGCTTGAGTGAGACGGTCATTGGATCGTCTCCACGCCGATGATGTCACCCGATGCAGGATCACGCACGACACGCCTTGCAGATCCGCCGTCAACCTCAACGCCCACAATGTCGCCAGTCACCGGGTCACGGACAATGCGACGTGGTGCGCTATCGCGTGCGCCGATGCCCTCAATTTGGGTCGTCAGCATCTGGATTGCTTCGATTACCTGTTGCACGCCACTTTCGGCCTGTTCGACACCGCTGGACATCACGGCAAGTTCACGCTGCTGTGCCAGTTCAAGTAATTTCAGTTCACGGGCCTGCGCCATCTCTTCGCGCTTGAGATTGGCTTTCTGCTCTTCCTTGATGGCATCAGCTTCAAGCTGCTCACGGCGCGCAATGGCGTCCTTTTCCATTTCAGCCGCCTTCACGCGAAGGTCAGCCTCCATCTGGGCGCGTTCCTTGTTGGTCTGCACTTCCATGTCGGCCTGTTTCACCTGCATTGCGATTTGAGCCTTCATCTGCTCAACCTGCATCGCCGCGTTGGCTTTAATCATCTCAGGGTCAGGCTTGTTGCGGGCCATTTCCAGACGTGCCGCAACCTCTTGCGGGTCCGGATTAGTCACGAACCGGTCAGGCGTCTTGATGCCGGCTGCGCGCACAAGCTCTTCAAATGAGTTATAGACGTTCTCAGGCTTGACGAATGGATTGTCAGGGCCGAGCGCGGCGACAATCCGCTCCTGAAGCCCGATAATCATCTGCATCATCATCATGTCACGTTCACGTGTGCCGGCACCCAGACCGACATTGATTGAGGCGTCCATTTCCGCATTCCAGTGACGCGGATCGAACTCCACCCACTCGCCGCGCAGCTTGACAGTGCGGGGCTTATCCTGGTGGCGAATGACCAGCCTTAAAAGCCCTTGGAACATGGCCCTGAGACCGTCCGCAATTGTGCGAACCATCATCTCAGTCTGCGCAACACCGCCCTGCTCGATCATCGCAGAGGCTTTGGCCGTCATGTTCTGCAAAGCATCCGGTGCAAGGCCATTCGATGCGTCATTGATGCCGGTTCTGTCAGCCGCTTCGGCGTCCAGATATTCCAGCATCGAGAAGCTTTCCTTCGCGACGAATGGGACAACCTGATACTGAACCGCATCACGGACATTAAAGCCCTGCTTGATGCGAATGGGCAGGCCGAATTCTGGATTTAGCACCGCTTCCGGGTTGGAAACCGCGCCCTCTTGAATGGCCGGCTGTAGGTTGTTCTGCCAATAGAGGTTATCAAGCGTGTTCCGTAGCAGCACCGTCTTGATGCGCTGAAGCTCGATCAGGTCATCCGAGATTGCCACGCCTTCCCATTGATGGGGCTGGCGTTCACAGACAATCGACGCGAACGGCACTTCATCGCATTCGTCGTTTTCAAGTTCGTTCTGTTCGGAGATTGAACCGGCATAAACAATGCGCCTTAGTTCAGCGATGCCGTCGTCGTCCTGATCAATCCGAACATACAGTTCGTAGTAGTCGATCTCCTGCGTGGTCCAGTGCAGGTCGTCACCGTCACGGCCTTCGATGACATCGCGCCGTTCAAGCCGTTCAAACTCTTCCGCGCTTTCGTCGCCTTCCGAAATAGGCAGTTCACGGATGCGCTTTGCATCGTAGCCCATTGCGACCAGATCAGTGCGGCGCATCTTGGTCTTGACGCCGACGATGGGGCTGTCTTCAAGCGTCACCGCGTCGGAGTGGATCAGGAACTCTTCAGGAGGCCGAGCGGCGACGCGAATGTTCTTCTTGGTGGACTTGCGGCGGATTTTGACATCATGAACCGTAATCGGCATCTGGCCTTGAGGGCCGTCAACCATCTCCTGCCGTGCGCTGTGTTCCAGCACCTCGACATCATCAGGCTCGACAAGCTGGGCAAAGGCCATTTCGTCAAGGCCGCTGTGCTCGCTGGTCTTGATCTCAATCTTGGTGTCAACGTACCAGTGCAGGATGCCGTTGCGCAGCTTCAGCGCATCCATCACCGCGTCGTGGATGGCCTGCCGAACGCCGCATTCGTCCATGATAACCAGGTTGACGTAATCGCTGGCCTGCTGCGCTGTCTGTTCGTCGTTCTGGCCTACGGGTTGATATTCCACAACCTTATCGCCGCCGAGGATAACCCGCGTGATAGCAGGCAACACCTTCTTGATGGCAGCGCGAACGTCACGGGTGACGACAGACGAACGGTTCTTCTGGAATGGGACCGCTTCTGGGTCGCCATCATAGAACGCCATTGCCTTGAGCCGGTCCTGTGACCGCTCGTCCCGGTAATCCTCGCAATCACGCACGAGCGCACGCACACGGCTGGGAATGTCCTTTTCAGCCATGGGTTAAATCACCTTCCGTGCCGTGAATTTCCAAGCCTTGGAGGCTGGCTCTTCGTCAAAGCCCATCACGCCCGTTCGCATTGCATCAGCCCCATGTGAGGCCCAATCATGCAGCGGGCGCGTCTTGAGCACCTGGTTCTTGTCATCGTATTCGGCGCGATACATTCGCAGGCAATCAATGCCGCGTTCGCACTTGTCCTTATCGAACCACATGCGGTTAAAGCGCATCCGAATAGCGTTGATGCCATCCTCAACCGGCGCACGAGGCACCACACGGCAGACAAGCCCGCGTCCCTCAAGATACGACAGCCGGCTCTTGCCAGTCTGTAGTTCACGCGCTTCGGCATCGTGCGGCAACAGGTTCAGATGCACCGCATACGGCAGCGCCTTGATCCAGTCGGCGTAGTGGTCGAGCGCTTGCCCGGTGTTTTCGTAATAGCCGATCCAGTGCCATTCCTTGCCGACAACC